CACTTCTCACAGCGGAAAAACTTTATGAATTTGCTACAACTGATAAGCAGTGATTTCGGTCACTGTTTTTATTTTTGTAAACAAAAAAACCGCAAGCCTGAGCCTGCGGTTAGTGTAATCTATTTTGAAGTCTTTCTATTTAGTCGTAATCAAGCCCTCAGGCTCTACTGTGAACTCTGGCTTATCTGCCAGTGTCCCGTCTGATTTGAGGTAGTACCAGCCTGTTCCATCTGCTGATTGGACAAAGGCATTAGATACCATGTTGCCGTTCTTACTATCAAGGTAGTACCAGGTTAGCTTATGCTTAATCCAGCCAGTGACCATCTTGCCGTCTTCATCAAAGTAATACCAAGCATTGTTGATACGAGCCCATCCAGTGGCCATAGAGCCTGAATCCGTGAACCAGTACCAAGCATCCTTATAGTTCAACCATGTACTACGCTTCATGAAGCCTTTATCATCGAAATAATACCAAACATCATTGATCTTCTCCCATTTGTCAGTTGGATAAGATCCGTCTTCACGAACCCACCACCAGCCGTACTGGTTCTGTTGCCAGCCAGTTTCAACTTCTTCAGGCGGTACGATATACCCAACTATTTCACTTACAGAGCGCTCGTTGTAACGACAAGGACCGCCTGCTTCCAAGTAATCCCAGTTTCCATCGATATTCTGCTCAATCGTCTTAATGGTATATCCATCTGAGTCCTCATAGACAAGCCCTGTATGCCCGTAATTGACACCGTCGCCAGCTACATAGCTTTTCACGAAGAACCAACCAGCCTTTGGATAGTCAGTGTCATACACGACTTTCAGGCCTTGTGAACGTGCTGACTCAAGCAAGTCATAAGCATTGCCCCAAAGAGTTACACCGTACCAATGACGAATCCCATAACAAGGTACGTCAGCACATTGGAAACCATAAGCTCCATCGTTATCAACTCCATCTCCAGCGTTAGCCTTGTCGATGAAGAATTGAATCATTTCCTGTTTTTTAGACATACCTACTCCTTCCAAGCGTCATTCATCTGCTTCACTGCTGACTCTACGAAGGTGTCTAAGTCTTTGTCAGTCATGCTGATGTTGTATTTTGTCAGCTCAGCACGGATCTTAGCTCGTGCTTGCTCCAGCTTTTCATCACCTTTATAGCCAGTCTCTTGAGCTACCTGCTCAACGGCATTCACCGCATTTTTAGCTAGAATTTCAGCGATTTTTACCGCATTCTCTCCGCCTTTTCGCAAAAGATAATCTTTTACTGCTTTTACAATACCGCCTATTGCTACTGCTAAAAAGCCTGTCGCAAAAGCAATGATAAATTCGTTAAATTGTGTCATGTGTTTTTCCTTTCTTATTCATAGTAGAATGTGATATCAAGGCTAATATACCCCGTTGTGACTCCTACGCGTTTGAAGTTTTCAATTGTTTCGCTACTTAGATGAAAAGTGTATGAATTATCAGAGATATCCACCGATTTTGTCGTGATCAACGGGAATTCGCTAGCGCCTATTCTTACTTTTGTTATTTTCTTGTTTTCAAGAGTTGTTTTTATATCTTTTTTATATACAAAAAGACTATAATTTTTAAAAAAAGAGAGAGTCACATCTTTTATGGTAACACTTTTCAAACCCTCCCACACCAACCTATCACCAATATAGCGCTTGATAATCTCCTGATTGCCTAACATGATTCTTACTCTATCTCTCATAGCTTCACCTACTTAAAAATATCGTAAATCGTGTGAGGGTCTTTGGTAGTAATATCATCGTACTGCTCTTGCGTACCTGCCCAATAGTTGAGTACCTGCGAACCGTTCTGATTGACAATGTTCTGACCAGGCGCCCCCGTTGCTCCTCGTTCACCATCGTTGACATTATCTAAATGGGTAAAAGCAGAGGCTTTTAAACCTCTGTAATTCACTTCAATGCGGACTTCGAACCAACCACCAGAGCGCTGAGTAGCGTTCCACTGACCAAATTTACCATTTGCATCAGGCGTTTGATTTCTCAAAACACCCCAGCTATTATTCCCAAAACCACGGTAGTAATAATCAAGAGTATAGCCACTCGTGACTGCTTCGCCATCGTAGAATACATCTGCAAACAGATTCAATTGGCTAGTAGAGCCATTCTTATAAGAGCCCTCAATACGAACGCTGGCATTCAAACTATGACCGTTCTCGCCTTTCAAACTATCCCGTTGAGTCGGTGTCAACGTATCGAATGATGGACGATTTTCTAAGGCGGAAATCCTAGCCTTGATGGGGATATCATTGTACAACTCCCATTTTTGAGCGTAAGTAGACAAGTCTTGGTGGGAGGTCAAGTAGCCTTTCTCTTCCAGTTCCGCTTTTGTAACGAGGGTTTCTGGATTAACTCTCGGTCTACTCTCAAGAGAGTCCAGTCTTTCCTTAACCTCCCTATCCTTTAGCTCTGAGTCTTCTTTGATCGCCTTGACATCCTCGCCAATTGCTCTTGCTAGATTTTCAAGGTTACTCATAGCCATCACGCTTTCGCTGCGTTATAGGTTGCAACCAAGTCAAGATTGGCAATCTGGTCTACACGTCCGCTGACTTCAGTTACTTTGCCAAGAAGTGCGCTATTTTCATCTTGTCCCATACTTGTGATTTTTTCCGCGATTTCTTTCAGCGTATCCAGATTTTCAGGGGTTCCTTCACCCAAGATTTCAGCCTTAACCTCGGATTTAGCACGGGTAATTGCTTGTTTCATGTCAGACGTGCTGACTTTCGTTTTCAGCTCTTCGTTTACCTTTTTGTTATCTTCCCCCACTGCCTGCGCGAATGCTGTTAGTTTACTTGTGTCCATTGTTTTAAACCTTTCCTAAATTATAATAAAAGAGCAAGTCAGGGATTTCCTGACATGCTCCACTTTCACTTGCAGGCCTTTCTGCAAGTTGTTTTTTTACTTCTTCTGCAATATCCAGCTCCTTTAAAGCATGGACTTCTTCTGTGACCAATTCCTTATCTGAGGCGACTATCTTGATATGGACAGATTTATCACTGGGGAAAACATAGCCTCCAGCCGTGATTTCCAAGCGATGACTCCCAATCGGCAAGATAGCATCCAGATGAAAACTCACACCTTGACTGGTAACAGCTACCTGCTTCTTCCACTGGTAGCCCTCCTTGGTCAGACTGATCAGCGCCTCCTCCCCTTCCAGAGAGGAAATCACTTGGTAGTCCTCGTCTAAGAGGGCAAAACCAAAGGTGGAAGCCAAGTCCCCTTGCTTAATCAGGTGCCCACCGTCAATCTGTGCGAGATTGGTCATATTGAGATTACAGACCATTCTGCACCTCTTTCTTTACTGTTTACTTTGTATCAAGGTTTTCAGTTCTCTCACATCTTCGCCTAGCGATTTGACCTGTTCAGCCAGCACCAGAATAGCCTTGTTTTGTTCATCATGGTTATCCAGTCTTTTGTTAGCCGACATTCGAAATTCGCGTAAGTTCTCAATGTCTTTTTCTATGGCTGTCATGCGATTTTCCTGTTTGGTTGCCCTGTCCTTCATGGAAAAGTACAAGACAACCACAGGAATCAGAGAAAAGAGAAACCGAATCAATAAGTGCTCAATCTCTGTCATAAGCACCTCGCTAGTTTGCCAGATGGCTCAAACCACGGCGCTTCAATTCCTTGCGCACACGGTCTTTCCAGCGTTTATGTACCCATGAAAAGTCAACTGCTCCACGTTCCAGTAGGTTGATGTACATATCGATTTTTGCTTGGTCTAGTGTAATTTTACTCATTGTTGCTACCTCCATTGTCTTCACTAGGGCTCTCTTGGTTTGTCGTTTCAGAAATGTCATCTTCTTTCTCGCTTTCTTTCTTTTCCTCTACTGCTGGGGTTGGTTGTGTAGGTGCTTCTGCTACTGCTTGTTCAGTAGTTGGCTGCGCTGGTGCTGGTTCATCAGCTTGGTTTTCTGTGTCCGTAACCTGAGGGGTGTCCTCGTCTGCCTCCTCTTTCTCCACCCGGTCAGGCTCTCCTTGAGCTTCCAGCTCTTCCAATCGCGCTAAGATATCCTCGATATCCTGAGCGTTCTGGAGATTGACTTTCTGCATACCATCCATGAGCTGGTTGGCTCTCTCCAGCGCTTCCGTAGTTTTAGCCAATTGTTCTTGGTTTTTGACGATGGCACTGGTTGGGTCAAGTTCGGTGTGTAAAATCTCTTTGACTGCTTCAATGAGCGTTTCGTCCGTGTCACCCAAACGGTCACCCTCCAACTCACGGGTGAAAAAAGTAAACGGCTTGTCACACTGAATAGAGACTTCCGTCTTGCCAACTCTAAAAAATTTATTTACTAATACATATTCCATGTTTAATGTTCTCCTGATTATTTAAAATAAAAGTATAGTGAATCGTTTCTAGTGACATTACTTTTGAATACTTGTCTTTGATTATCGTCTTTAAATGAGATATAGAGCGCACTTCCTCTACTGTAATTATCTGGCCTTGTATCCCTATCGTACAACCGCGCATACTTCGCATAAACAGTTGTAATTGTATTGTTCTGGTGCTTAATCCGTACTTTAACATCATTTACTTTGCTCTCGTCACGATATTTATTGTTGAAATCACTTAAATCTATTGAATCAAAAATCAAATAGCCTTGTGATTCAAACGGAGTTCTTAGATTCTGGAAATATCCAACATAGACCCATTTCTCCCAAACCAAACGATTACCAACATATCGTTCTATAATCTCATGTCCTCCGACATAAATGCCTTCTCTTGTAGCCATAGTATCACCTACTCATACACATCGTAGATTGTATTTGGGTCTTTGGTGCTAATTGCATTATACTGTGCCTTTGACCCATACCAATACTTCATTTGCTGGTTACCGTTTTGGTTAATCAGCTTGTGTGCAACTACTTCAGACGGTGTACTTGGAATCCCAAGCGCTGACCTATTGACTCGTAAAACACCCGAGCTATCGACTGTAATCGTTGAGTTATCAGGTCGCACCACACCAGCCTGCCCACTAGTGGCAGTCTTAGCTTTCAACACACCATTTGACACCTCTGTCGTCTGATTATCCGGTCTGACGATACCGTTTGAGTTTGATGTAGCTACTGATATAGCTGTTTGCGGTGTTGTAAATGTTCGTTTCAAAGTTGATACAGGTACTTTTTTCAAGCCTGCCCCACTGTGAACTAGAACCACATCTCCGTCTGATACGTTGGATAACGTCGGCAAATCAGTAGCTTTTCTAACTTGGTTACTCATAATTACCATTCATCTATTCCTCCCTTTCTACTATTTGGTATTTCCAATCCGCTACTACTAAATTGTTATTTTCGTCCCCGAGCAATACATCATCATTGTCTTCAGCTTTGATTGGTACATAGAATCGATTCTGTAATACCATTTCTTCTAGCAATGACAATCGTTGTTCTTGCTCGTTGACATTTATTTTAGTCGCTTCATGGTCTGTATAACTGGCTTGCCTTACGTTGTCTACATTTCCTAGTCCCACTTGTTGTTTGGTAACATTGTGTGGATTGTTTTTGTTTTGGATGTGAGCAGTAAGATCTGCTTGATTCGCTTTATTTGTTGTTTGATTGCCGATAATCGCTTCAAGACCGTCGATGTCTGCAACCTTGTGCCTATGACTTAAGTCGGCTTTCCCATTCCAGCGAGTGCGTTCTTGGTCAGAAACGTGACGTGCAGTATCTCCAATATGATTATCGATATTAGTCTGTAACTTTCTTTCTGTCGCCTTCAATTCAGGGACAGTCGCATAAACCAAGTTAGTCGCATTATATTGAATGGTAATCTGACTATTCTTGCTGATAGTTTTATTGAAGTCATAATCTCGATATACATAAGCAGATGTTTTAGGAGGAATCACATCTCCCTGCTCTGCCCAAGTATACATGTACATGAACTCTTCGTGATTCCCACGTTTTGCGAACACACCGATTTCGTTTACAATCATTTCACGTTCAATACGTGAATTATCAAACCGAGCTGTAAGACGAATCGTATCAGCGACATCAGTAGACAAAGACTGTGTCACTTGCAAAGAATGAACAACTTGTACAATATTGTTTTTCTTGCCAATGTCCGTTCGATGCCGTCCGCTACCTAAAGCTATTCGAGTAAAGACCAGTGGTTCTCTATTTTGAATTGCTAAGGCCGTTTCACTAATGGCCTTATCGGTCACAATAGGCTGGATAAAATATCCCATTTATTTCCTCCTATTCAAATCGAACTGAACGAATATCACTGAATGTATGAGCGCTAATATAAATTGCGTTCATCATCGGCGCTTCAACTGAGAATTGGATTCCTAAGTGAGCAGGAATCAATTCACGCACATACTTTAAAAAACGGTTCAAATATCCAGTTGGTAGTTCTCCTAAAAATCGGATATGTACCGCCGAACCCTTGACCGTTACTAAATTATTGACATTCGTAAAGCTCTTCGTTATTTTTTGTAAACTAACTGAGTTAATTTTAATCTTGAAAGAAATTAAAGTGATTAGATACCGCCTTCGTTCTTCCAAGTCTGTTGTTTTCGGTTTTACTTGTAAGGCTTTCTCCCAACGTGTAATCCAGTCTTCCGTCGCTTCTGGCAACAACATCAACCGTCTAGTATCAAAGATTAAGTCTGTAATCAATTCCAACTCTGGAATCTCAGTTTCAAACAAATCATTGATGGTTGGATCTAAGACCTCTGGCAAAGCCGATAACATACGATATCTAACTTGTGACATTAATAGTTACCTCCGCTAGTTTCGGAAGCATGTTGGTAGAAAGTTCAATACTTTGTTCCCTGTCGTTCAACAAAATACGGTCCACATCTCGAACTCCATTAATTCTGTCAATGATTGTGGCAACTTTATAGTTTCGAACCTCTTTCTCTTCAAATGCTTCTTCACGTAAGTATTTGATAAGTTGAGTTTTTGCCTCATTCTTGATTGTTTCAATATCTACATCTTCATCAATCTTGATAGTTGCAGTAATACGAACGTTGTAGCCACTCACAGACTGCACGGTCACATAAGCACCGATTGGAGCCACACCTAACCCATGGCCACTTGGTTCAGGGTCCAAATAATTCTTGAACTTATTTACAAGCTCTGCACTCGCTTCATTACCATCAGCATCTGTAATCGATACACGTACTGTATTTTCACCTTTCCAGAGCGGTTCAATAAGTGCTGAACCAACACCAACGAATTCACTTGCCCATTTCTTGTATTGGGCAATGTTACCGTTTAAAGTCGGTGTTTTCAGATACTCAATGGTCCGTTTACGGAGTTGCTTATCCGTCTCCTCATCTTCGCCTACCACGATAACAGAGCCGATCTCTGCCCCTTTAAAGTCACTCAATACATCAATATTAATGAGTTGCCCTCTTACATAATTGGGAGCATTTCCGACTTGTTCAGCTACTACACTATACTCAAATCCAGAGCGACGTTCTAAGACACGGAAATTATACTCACTGTTAACCACACTGAAACGGGTTCCGAGTGGGATTTCCTGCTTGAATTGAACCAATCGAACCGATGCCGTAGCTGGCAAGCGTTCAACTCCGAACTGCCTACATAATCGAGTTAGAAAGATTCCTGTACTCGTATCTAAAAAGTTAACTTCCTCATACGATTTTAAGACCGTATACTGAATAGCAACTTCTCGAGCAGCAGGCGCAACTAGATTGTACAAGACAGACCCTTGTCTCTTGTCGTACTTATCATCAAACAAGGCCAGCATATCCTCTAAAATTTCTGGATATGTTTTTACCTTAATCATCGTTTCACCTCCAAATCCATTTCAAAAGTTCCAAAATCACTATCAACCATGAACTGCACATAAAACTCATCTTTCTTTACCTTGGTAGAAAAAGAATGTGCCTCACGAATCCTGTCATCTTCATACAAAGCTTCTTTTATGCGTCGTGCGATATCCATCTGGGCATAATCCATATCCCCACCAAATAAAGCGTCTAACTCGACACCGTAGCGATGATCATAAATCGTATAGATGAACCGTTCAGTTGTCAGCATACGTCTGATGGATTGCTTTAAAGCGTGAATACCATCTGTTTCCAACAAGATATTAGTCTCATCCAGTGTTAAGCTAGGCTGTTTCTTAGCTTCGACAACATTTTTTGCGATGTTTAAAAAGTTTGTTTTAGGAGTACTCATTCGTCAGAACCCCCTTTCACTTTGCGCTTGTAGTGGAAAATCTTCTTGTACAAGACATAATAAAACCCTCCACCATCTTGTCTGATGAGATGAAGGGTTTGACCTACGTACTCAGGATCCAATGCTTCATCGGTCCATGTGACAGCAAGCATGGAATCATCCAAAATCAATTCATTGGTCAATTGGATTTTGAGTGGAGAAACCGATAAAACTACACCAGTCGTTATCTTGGCGAACTGGCGATTTTCAATGAAATTACTGATTAGTTTTTTTAGATTTTCTATCACTTCCATCTACTCGCCTCCTGCCATAAATAATTTAATCTCCATCGTGTGCTTTTCTGCACTGAAAGTATGAGTTGCCTCTTCAATGACATACCACCCTTTCTTCTCAATATCCTTAACATCCACATAGACAGCGTGACCTGCTAAAAAGTCAATACTTCCAATATCAGCTTTTAGACTGAAAGTTTCTTTGGGACGGTTTTTCATCTTCAAGAGCATTTCGCCCCATTGCTTGATTTGTCCCTCGGTTGCTTTCTCATCCACTTTTTTCATGTACTGGAGTTTTCCCCAAGCGCCGATGTTGTAGCTGTCCTGATAGATGTAGACCTCTCTCTTTTTGGTTTCTTTGTTCTCTTGGATCAAGCGGACAATGTTGGCACTATCCTCAATCGAACCTTCAAACTCAAAACTAGACATAAAGGATTCATTTCCGATAATGTACTGGATTGGTAAATTCTTTGGAGTTGTTAGCGTCAACTCTCCGAACTTGTCATACAAAACCAGCAATTCTCCACTTTGCACCAAGGTCTCATCCATGGCCTCTTGGATAATATCCAGAGCCTTCTTATCCTCCTTCAACTGAGGGGATAAGGTCACGGCTGGGGCTTTTAGTTCCCCAATCTTCAAATCAAAATCTCCTGCGATTGCCGAAACGATTTGATTGACGTTTTTATCCCTTGCAACAAAGTTGATATTGCGTAGTAAGTACTTTATCTGGTCATGGAAGGTCAAGGTTGTTTTGGTATCTTTTTCGTACTTGATTTTCGTCAAATAACCAAAGAACACCTCTTTATCATCTAGCTTGAAAGCGAGTGGAGAACCATATTCAAAGGCTACTTTTGTAGAGTTGTACAAGGTAATCTCCACGCTCCAAGCTGATCCTTTTCTAGTTGTCTTGAACTCAACTTTTTCAGACACAGTTGCCAAATCCCATGTATCTCCAGTTTTATTGTTCTGATAGAATAATTGCATCATGGTATCACAAACTCCTGTCCAGGATAAATCCAATGAGGGTCTTTGATTTTGTCTTTGTTAGCTTCGTAAATTTCAGTATATCGGCTGCCATCTCCATAAAAAGTCTGAGCAATCCCCCAAAGAGTATCGCCACTCACAACCGTATGGCTTTTTTGAGCAGGTTTCTCAGTCGTAGGGCTACGTTCTTCAGTAGCTTTTGCCTGAGGTTTCTTTTTAGTAGCCTCAAGTGCTTGCTTGTCTTTGATGGTGACCTTTCGTGGCTTGTGAGACCGATATTGTAAAAACTTAATCTTATAAATCAGGTCATTTTCATATCCTGTCTTGGTAGAGACATCGAACTGTTCCACTAGAAATTTCCCGTTAATAGCAGAACCAAAAGCACCCCCAATCATGAGTTGAATAGGAGTGCCTTCCGTCTTAAATTTACGAATAGATGATACAAAGGATTCTGGAGAAACACGGCTATTCCGTTGGTAATTTCCGTCGTATCTTCCACTAGGAATAAAGGATTCAAACTCAATCGATTGAAGCTCTGGATTTCCGACAAGCGGAACGTTACCAGTATCGATGATAGCGACTGTCTCAATTCCTTGTTTGTCCTCCAGTTTGATTTCTTCTGGATTCACTGGCAATTTAATGCCTTCAATAAATATAAACATCTGCTACCTCCCTCCTAGTAAGCCATAAGTCCGTCAGCGCCATTATTCAAAGCGTCTACAATCGTTGCATTCAAATCATCCAATACGTTGGCATACTGGCCAGCATTGTTAATGGAGTCGATGTTGGTAACAATCTCTGGTTTCAAGGTAATAAAATTCTGTTGCCACTTCATGGTCGCAACATCCTTAATTAACTTGATGTATTCATCGTCCAGTTTGATTTCATCTTCAATCTTTCCGACTTTATCTAATTTACCACCTGTAGGATTGTGACCGCCGCCTTTTCCTCCGTCGCCTTGTCCAGGTACTGAACTTGCTGGGCTTAGTTCGTAAGGTGTGATGCCTTGGTCACCCAAGAAATTGTTTCCTGCACCATTGTTATCGCCAGCACCTTTGAAGAAACCACCGACAGCCTTATCAATACCTTTACCGATTTCATACCCCTTATTAAAGGCTCCCATTCGGTCTCCGAGTTCAAGATAACCCAGTTGTGGAGTGTCAAGGTGCGGAGTTTCTAAACTAGCTTTGTGTTGTTTGAGACCATCTGCCAAGTGCAGACCTTCAAAGGTTTTTTTAACTGGTTTCTGCATGCTATCAATCGCACCAGCTACATCTCCTGCAAAATTCGTTCGACCGAGAGAAACCGTTCCAACAGCGCTTAGATTTAGACCGAACCCATTTAAGAATCCAATCATTTTATTAAAGCCACCAAGAACAGAGTTAATCATGCCCTCGACTGCACCGATAACACTATTGACCATGCTATCAACAAAGCCTGCAATAGCAACAGCCATATCACGGCCACCTTGGGCAATATCGTACCAAGCGCTTTGAACTTGGAAAGACATCTCGTTCCATAAGTTAACAGCACCAGTAACAAACCAGTCGATAAAGTCTAAAATGCCTATCAAAATAGTTAAGATAGCCTGATAGAGAAACATCCAGAATGCTATTGCGGTATTCACATACCAAAAGACGCCTTGTAGCATCATATTAATCACCCAGATAGCTGCATTGACAATAATAAGAAGTATATTCCAAATGGTCATTCCTAGGTAAAATATAGCCCCTATGATGATTCCCGTAGCTGATACGGCTGCACCAGTAAGATTGTTAAACCATGCGACCAAGGCATAAAAGAGGCCGATAAGGATAATGACCGCCATAACAATCAACATGATGGGATTCATTGCCAAAACTGCATTAAAACCAGCCATAGCGGCTTTCGCAGCATTTGTAGCAATACTAAATAGTTTCGTTGCGATTTCCGCTGCATTCATCGCAACTACATAAGTCCCTATAGCGAATGCCACAGCGATAATAATCGGTTGGATGACAGACCAGTTATCGATGACAAATTGAGCAATCGGCGCCAACATACTCCAAACAGCCCCAATCATATCCATGGCAAAGATAACGGCTTGGACGACATATTGAAGCACCGTGGCTACAATCTGGGCAAATTGTTGGAAGGCGGACGAGTTCACTATCTGATTAATCTTAATCGATATTGGCTCAAGCGCCTTTGTCACAAAGTTCAGGAAGTTCTGCCATGCCCTGCCCCATGTCATTGGCATGTTGCGGAATTGTTGATCAATCGCATCACTTGCATCCAGCATGGCAGTTTTGACAATGTCGGCTGTGATCTTCCCGTCTGCTCCAAGTTTTTTAACCTCGCCACGACTAACGCCTAGTTTATTGGCAATAGCTTGGATTAAGGCTGGTGAAGTTTCAGCTAGAGAACGTAACTCATCGCCCTGCAACTTACCACTAGCCATAGCCTGGGTAAGCTGCAGCATGGCGCTTTTTTGTTCTTCAATACTTGCACCACCGACTACAAAGGATTTGTTCATGGTTTCCAAAAAGGCAATTGTTTCACCGTTGTTTTGGAAAACATCGCCAGCTTGCATCCGCATCTTAGCGACACCGTTTGCCATGGTTGTATAGGCTGAACCTGTACGTTGTGCGGATGTATAGATAGACTTCTGCAGTTGCTCTGTCGTCTGCGTACTGTCTCGAATCATATCTAAACGGGCGTGCATATTGGCATACTCGTCTGACATGCCTATAGCTTGTTTGGTAATTTTACCGACTGCAATACCAGCTAAAGTGGTCTTCAACAATCCTTTCAAAGATACTAACTTACTTAATTTGTTAGAAGTGTTATTAGAGGCATTCCCTAAATCTCTTAGAGCCAGTTCTTCTTTTTTGAGTCCTGCAGCTGCTAGAGTTGCACTGTTGACAAACCTACCGTTGACATCAACGACTCGCCCAGCTTTATTGACGAAATATTGGCCAGAATCACCAGCTTTTTTCATAGCGGACTCTTGAGCTTTCATAGCTTTATCTATGCCAGAACCTGCGTTTTTAACACGCTCCATAGTCGCATAGATTTTATTTAAAGTGCCTGTGACTCTATCGGTCAAAGACATGGTTGTTTGTATATTTGCCAATAGAATCACCTCACTTCTTCATCGCTTTTTTACGTTGTAACCCCTCTTCGTGCATGACTGCAGCGAAAAAGGCTTTTTCTTCTACATCCATATTCACAAATTCACTAGGGCGAATGTAATAGTTTACGAGGGCGAAGTAGGCAAGTTGTGCCTCCGCGTCCTCTTTTATTAGTTTTTTGCCTCGTCAACCTTGTCTTGGAATGTTTGGTTGATACCGCTGAGTTCAGTTACAGCTTCCAAAATCAAGGCACTTTCTCCCCAATTGAACATGGTACCGAATAACTCAGAAGCTCCCATTGTTCCATAAGAGTCTTGCAATTCTTTATCATTAAGGTCTGGAACCACGATAGACGCAATACAGATTTCACGGTTATATTTAACACCGTCAAAGACACGCTCTTGACGTCCATTGCGACCAGGCTTATTGACAAAGCAACGGTCATTGATTAAGTCTGCTTCACGAGCGCTCAACACTCGAATTTTAACTGGTTCCTCAAAAGAAGGAAGCAAGACATCCTTAGTCTCTTCCCCTTTTTTATTTTGTTTCAAGAATGCTTTTAATCCACTCACCACTATTTCCTCCTTGTGTTAGTATGTAATTTCTTGGAATTCTGATAAGATATCAAAATCTTGGAATGTGAAGTCCGTTTCTTCGTCAATGACCTCATCTGCAGATCCATCTAGTTTAAAGATAAGTGACTCTTTGAACAGAACACCTTTCAAAACGATAGTATAGCGACCTGCGCGAGATGAACGGTCTTCATTGGTACACTTGATATCAATACGAGGCAAAATACCTTGCTTGACATAATTTAAAGCCATCGCCTTTAATTCCGGGCGGTGGTAGTACATCTTCAATGAACCTGTACCTTCTGCACCGACAATCTTACCACCCTTCATACGAGAGTTGAGAGGGGTAACATCAGCTTTTGTGTATTCAATTTTTGCTTCTAGTGAGATAAGCTCTGCTAGTTCATACTGCTTGTCATTGATTGTAAAGAAGACTGTTCCTTCTTTAGCAGACAAAGCATCTAATTGACTCATAATAGCCATTAGCTAGTTTCTCCTTTCTTAATCACAGATAACCGTCATATACAAGATTTCCATAGCGTCCGTCAAGACAACTGGTAAGTTAACCACGACAGATTCTTTAGTGATACCTTGTGAAATCTCAATATCTTTCGCCTTATACTCCAAAGCCTGCTTTTGAGCAAGTGGGTCAAGAACCATTGTGATGATCCGTTGTTTAAACAACTCACGACCATTCACGTTGTTTGGTACTTTACCGATGAAGTAGTTTTCAAAGATATACTTGACATTGGTATTGATATTATCCATGGTACGGACAAGTTTGTTCTTACCAAAGATACGACTGTGTTCTGCCGTATAGCTAGTAAATGAGTTCACATCTGACAGGATAATCACTTTTTCATTTCGATAAGCAAAGATAAGCTGACCTTTATTGATGAGTTTTTCAGCCTCTGCTTCATTCTTACGTTCACAGTCGATAGCGCCTGGATAAGACTTGAATGTATTGGATTGCAAGCCAGCCCCTGCGTACTTACCAGCTACGAAGTATACACAGTCCTTAGCGCTTAGTTTCGTACCGTCGCTCAATGTAACCCCGTTACCCACTGAAACAACACCTTCATCGTCAGCATCCGTGTAATCATTCAAGACTGCAATAACTGAACGACCAGCGTCACGCCATTTCTTGATATGAGCCGTAACAAGTGCTTTTGTTGCACTTTCATCTGTACCCAGAGCCAAGACACGGAAGTCTTGAGTGTCGAGTGCATTTAGGAAATCTTCAACTTCTGAATTGGTTGTAGCACCATCAGTACCACCTTCAAGCAAGATTGTTTTATCTTCTGTTGTTAGAGTACCCGTTACATTCACATAGTCATTCTTAAATGGCAAGGCTGTGATGATTTGTTTATCAACTTCTTTTCCAAAGAAAACAGTTGTCACTTCAAAACCAGTCTCGACTTGTTTTTTGAAGATAACATGGATATTATTTCCAGCTAATCCTTTGTATTTAGCTGTAACGACCATATCATTTTCTGTTTTAGTTGCCTGTACCCCAGTGTTGTTCACACCATTGTAGACAAGGACCTTACCAGTTCCTTTCAAGGCTTCACGAATTGAAAGAAGTTCATCAATCGGTTTGCCAAATAGTCGGCGGAAGTTGCTTGTACCGTCAACAAGTGTGAAGGCACCAGGCTCTCCCCAAGATCCAGCAATCATGACTGCTGCAATCGTATTGTCTTCCAAAGGAATAATCACATCATCTCTTGATACGAAATTGATGTAAGCCTTTGGAACTCGTTTATTCTGTACTCTCCATTGTGCCATTAGTTAGCCACAACCTTTCTCCAGTCTTCTAAAATGCGTCTTACTTCTGCTAGTGAGTATGACTGGTCATCTTCCAGCAAAATGTTTAACAAAGTTGCATCCTCTTCAAAATACTTGAGTAGTGCCTCTTTGCCAAATTTATCTTCAGTGGTTGGTTCCACTGTTTTTGTCTTCGGTTTTTCCGTTGTCTCCATGAGAAGTTTCACCTATCCTTTCTAATATTTGCATTCTTGGTTCTTCTTCAACCCATCGTACGTATCGAGTGATTGTAAATGTGCATATCAAGTCATTTGCATTGTATTCCACTTTCAAATCATTGATAGGGTACTTATCCCCTAAATAACGAAAGGAAGGCGAATGAAACACCGTTTCAATCTCTTCAAACTTCTGGTATAAGTCTGTTGTTTTTTCGGTGTAGTAATGCAGCAAGACAATAAAAACCTGCTTATCATTTTGGTTTGCCAACCGCTTCCGAGTCACAGGCTTCACATCTACAATCAAACAAGGTGTTTTCAATCCTTGCTGGATTTGTTCATCATACACCTTGCACCCAAACACATCTTTGAGTTGCTTGATGACGAGCGGTCTAATACTATAATCCACCTAATTCCTCCTTTAGCCTCTCTTCGATTTGTTGCGTGATTTGTGGGATTTTCTGTTTAATTTGTTCTTCTGTCAGCCTCATCATGAAGCGCCCTTCTACCCAAGGATTGACCAAGCGCTTGCCAATGGCAGGGACATAACGCCCTACTTGTTGACGGTGTCCACTTTCGACGAAAGAAGTATATTCCATAGGGTTGAATGCGATAACTTCGTACACGTTCCCGTTTTTGCTTACTTCTATCTTCCATGATTGATTTAGCTTACCTGTTAGGCCTTTTGGTGTTCGTTCCTTAACCTCTTTCAAAAAGGCTAGGCCGATATCTTTAGCAGCTTGCATAAACTCAGAATCAATGATTGCCTGAGCTCGTTCAAGTCGTTTCAAGAACTTTTGAACATCACTATCATCATAGCCACTCATGTCGTCTCACCACAATTTCTTGATGTGTGACATAGACCATCGGATCTTCACTGGTCAGGTATTTAACACCGTCCACGATCAATTTACTACCAGCTTTGATAGTAAATTTAGGCGAACAGAAAATCTTGTGTTCTGTCTTGAGTTGGTGCGCCTCGTTCTGCTCAGTATTCACTAAGTTACGAACAGAGACACGACAGGGAACTTTCTTGTAGATTTCTTTAAACTCTACAAAATCAGCTCCGTTTGGTTTTGTGCTCTCGACAGCAGCAAACACATCCATCTTTTTATCATAGGTCCATTCAATACTTGGTCTTGCCTGAGATAAGACATCATTGATATTCATCCTACCACCTCAACTTTCTGAACCTCTGTAGCTGACTGGTAAAGTCTAGCAAGACACGTTCAGCCCGTCTGGCAAGGTCTGACTTAGCCAATTCGACACGAGTATCTCCAACGGAAATAGTCTTACCTTGGACAGCTTGGTCAGGATTACAAACAACATAAACCATCTGAATGGCCACAAATCGCAACTCTAAAGGAAAATCCTCACGATTACAGTAGTTAAGAATGTTCTGCATGACTTCATCGACCACTAACTCTTCTGGATAGCCTGAATAACGTTGTTCGTACAAGTTGATTAAGGCTTGCCTAGCACCTTCATTGTGCTGTTGAATTTCTTCAAGTGTCATCTTTTCCATCAGCAGACACACCCTCCTTATTTCTCTTCTTCGTCTTTTTTACTCGTTTTCTTAGCCTTCACTTTTTCAAGTTCAGCAAGAGCCTTGTCACGTTCTGCCACAACTGCTTGATACTCCTGAATGGTATAGGTACGTCCGCTGGTTGCTGGCTCTACGACGACATATTCGCCATCTTTGATTTTTACCACATCGTAACCATCTTCCAGGAAGGTTACTTTTTCCAACTCGTCAATGTCTAGGACGCGATTTTCTTTCTTTACTGTTATCATTTTCTATCCTCCTCTTTAAGGTGCGACAACAAAGGCTAGACCTTCATGCTTAGTCTTGAATAGCAATACATCATCATAAGACTGTTCGTAGTACAAGTAGTTACCGCTTGAAGAAGCGCTTGGTGCGTCAAGTCCTACAAATTCATATTTTTGTGGCGCTGCCATACATGGAATATGAATCAAGAAGAAATGGATTTGTTTAGCAGTTGGGTCAACCTTAGCGCCATTTGTGAAGTTGTACAAGGTCTTCATGCGTTCAGATGGAATAGCTGGTTCAATCGTCACATCGTCCAAACGACCAATAGAACGGTCAATCACTGTGCCTTGGCCGTGGATATTAACTGTACGACCAAATTGCTTGATGTTCTTGATCATGCGTTTAACTGCTGGTGTACAGAAAATAACACGACCTTCTGCTGGTACCCCAGCTTCGTCCATTTGTTCCATCAACTCATCGAAAGTTGCAAGGAAGTTTTCCTCAGTCAAATTCAAGGACTTAATTTGTTTACTTTCTGTATCAAGTGCTTTCTTACGTGAGAACAATTTAGATACCATAAATTTATCCATTTCTGGAACTTTTTCAGTATCATTGAATGTTTTAGTAATGTTAGCAATGGAAGTAACATAGTTAGTTTCATCAACATCTGATGGGTCTACTAGTGTTGACCAGTAACGCTCGTTTGCCAATATGTATGTTTCCCATTGGTTTTCATAGTTAGCGTCAATATTCGTAATCGTGCGACGTGTACGATCCTTGCGTCCTTCTTTAATTAAAAGACGTGGTACTTTTACTTCTTTAGCCCCTGTGAACTTCAAAAGTGTGTTGGATGGAGAGTTCCAAAGTTTGTTAGTGAATAACAATCCGTTTTCACTGTAGCGTTTTTGCAAGCCTTGTTGGTAAGCCTGTGCATAGTTTAATGTTGCTGGCATATCTGTTCCTCTTTTCTATTTTTTGATTATAGGTCTGACGTAAACGCATGAATCATCTGCGTTGTCAGGTCGTTAGCAACTGTTTCTTCTTGTGTTGCCCCTTGTGGTTTAGCACCAGCGATATGTGGTTCTACAGCCTTTTCTGGAGCAAACAAAAAGCCTTTAGATTCCTTCAAAGCTGTCAACTGTTCATCTAATCCAGTCACCGCTCCGTTGTCACCTAATCCCAATTTAGACTTATCTAGTAGACTAGACACGATTCCAGCGTCATGAACCTTACCGCTCAAGTGCATTTCAATAGCATGATCTAACTGCATTGTCTTGAGTTGTTGTTCATGTTCCTTCTGTTGTGTCTTGTACTTGCTGTCCAAGTCTGAGTATTTTTGTTGTAGGTCAGCATTACCCTCAGCGTCTTGTTTGAGCTGTTTCATGTCCTTGTCACGCTCTTTCAACTGCTCTTGCAAGCCCTTGGCGTTGTCTTCTGCAGCAGACACCTTCGCTTGTAAGTCCTGTGTTGATTTGCCATGTTCAGACATAACGGCTTCAACTTGTTCTTCAGTCAATCCTAACTGTTCCAAAAATTTACGATTCATTTCTTTTCCTCCTGTACGTTTGTTTAACGTGGCAACGACCACGACATTTTGGTAAAGTAAAAAAGCCTTTTAACGCCATGCCCAGGGCGAAAAGACACTAGTCTATTTGAACTAGTTTAGTGACTCGATTATGTAAGTTTCTGATTTTTCGCTGTTCCTCTATGTGTAGCACTAGCTTTGTTGTAATGACGGTTACAGCAATTGTTAGTGCTATTTTTGTATACATCCTCAAGATAATACCTCCAACATATAAATTTAACCGTACGGAATTCCATACGGTTAGAGCATGAGAAAACCGCATCGAAATCGAGGCGGTTAGGTTTTATAGTTTAATTTCTTCAATTTTTGCACGTTGCTCTAGAATTTTTAAATAATTCCACATTGTTGAACGCTGACCTTTTAACAAATCAATCGGACATTTAGGTTCAAACTCTAACTGCCCTCTTTCGTATTGACCAAGCATCATATCTAACTTCTGGAATCGTTCTCTCAATTCGTAGTATTCTTTTCTAAATCTTTCTTTCCATTTTTCCATATCTTTTATTCCTTTCTGAGTACGAAAAAAGCACTTAGATTTCTCTAGGTGCTTAATAATATAATTGCAGCAAAGTATCAAAATCATCTTCGAAAACATTTTGACTATTTTGTTTTATTTGCTCAATGATTTTATCCTTTTTATCTCTGTCCAAAGGGAGTGCTTCAAACGCTTCTTCTTTTACTAAGAATTCACCATTTTCTCCCTGGAATTCTTTTGTAATTTTTCTAATATGACTCTCGAAATCGATAGATTGAAGTTCTTCGTCGTTGATGTTATCTTCAATCGCATCTAGTAACAAACTAATTGAAATTTTAATCATCTTTAAGCACCTCTAACTTACTGCGGTTATAAACAACTGTATACAACCCATCATTATGCATTGCTTTATAACCATCGTAACCATGCAGGACAGCAAAAACATCTGCATTAGAGTCATTTATTCCTATTTGGCTCATCAAAAAATAGTAATATTCATATAATTCATTATCATCGTCTAAATTTTTCAACCAAGTATGCTTTTCTTTTTTATAAAGTTCGTCAGTTAAAAATTTAAAATCTGAATGATCATAAAAAGCTTTGATCAGTAGTGGATTCGATCCTTTATTAGCGTATCTCTCAGCAACAAAACGACTTCCAAAATACAAACCGCGCCCATGGGCAGATTTTACTCTACCGCTTAAGTCTAGTTTTCCATTTCTGAAATTATCCTTTAAGGTTTTTGAATTTATTTCTCCAGATTTGCTATCACTTACACCACGGTATATGGTCTCTAATCCAACAATATCGTTGTCATTAAGAATATTCGGTTTCCTATCATAGCCAACTCGTTTATATAAAAATCTTATAAATTTAGACTTCTCATCATCATACGGTTTGGAACGTTCTGTCAATTTTTTATTTGCGAATAATTCTAAAATATTTTTACCAGTTTCTTTTTCGTACTCTTCCGAAACTACCTTCAATCTTTTAGATATGTTTAATATTCTTTCTTTGTCACCTATATTATCCTCCGTTAATGGGTAAAAGTCAAATTTTTTTATATTTCCCTTCGATTTCTCGACGTTCTCCTTTTCTCCGTCTTTCGCAAACAGTTTTTCTTTAATCGCTTCCCCTTCACGCTCCCATCCTGCAAAGATTTCATCCAGAGAACGTTTCTCGGTAGCTAGTTTTACTGAGCCGTCGTTTTGCAAGATATCAAAGTAAGGGCTAGGCTTGTCAGACTTGACTGCAGGCCTGATAGTAGAACGGCAACGAACATGGAAAGGCGGTGCAGTTCGTCCTGGTTCGTATTCTTTGACAGAATGAACCTCATGATTTTCTAACCTGCAAATCTCACTTGTACGACTGTCTAATACCGCTACAATTTCGTAGTGGTCACCACCCAACTCCTTGATAGTATCTAGCGTCGCAAGGTTATTGTAAAAGGTCGTCTCAGTCCTGACAAGCGTGTCTGCTCGATGATAGGCGACCCCTGTACGTTCAGAAAGAGCTCTAGCCATTCTATCAACAGACCAACCACCTGTTAGGCCTTTATTGATTGTATCACTGATAGATTTATAAACAGCTGCATCATGTCCCCACACATTTGTTGAGAATGTTTTACCACTCCAGTTACTAGCCATCTTATGCTTAACTGCATCGACACCTAATATTGGTTTCTCTATGATTCCAAAATGAGCCAAGTTTTTAGCTTGATGGATTTTACCTTTGATGTAGACGTCGCTCAGAGCCTCTGTGACTTTGTCATGTATGCCGTCTGGCTTACCGTATAACTCAGCCGTTAGACGCTCAATTTCAGCAAGCAAAGCCTCTTTGCGACTGATACGATGGCGGTAACTCAAGGCATCCAACAGCGGTGTCGGTGTATCAGGATTCAAGGCCATTTCACGGAACCTTTCAAGGGTTACATGCTTAAACTCTCTACGCTCTTTATCCGTCAGATATTGCTTGGCCTCCGCATGAGTCATCTTGTTATCAACTGCATACCTGGCATAAAACTTCTCAATCTCAGAAACCAGTTGATGGTTATAGTCTGCTAAGGATTGGCCAATCTGGGCCATGTACCTATCAGCTACTATCTGAGCGTTGTGCTCCTGTTGTAAAGCACGCTCAGTCCAGTACTCATCTATCTTTTTCTTGTCCTTGGTCGTCATGGTCATCCTCTACCTTTTTGAAATTGGTTTGAGAGTATGGATCTTGTCCTTGTTCCTGTTGTTCTTTCAATCGTTCCTCAACCTCTGGTTGATACCATGGATGTTGTTCACGAATACTTAGGTCGTCTAAGATACCGATTGAGTTCACACAATCTTGAATAGCTTCAGACTCATTTGAAATGATGTCACGGTTAAAGACATACGTAAATTTAGATGAATCAAACGCTACTCCTTTGTTAGCTGCATACTGTTCTACAAACCAAAGGAATTGCTTGATACCTTTTTGGAACTCGTTTTCTAACTCGTTACAGTCCAAATCAAGGTCTGTATAGCGCCATTTAAGAGCTTGGCCACTTGCATTGCCTAGACTATCATCTTGGGTATCAATGGCTCGTGCAGCCTCATACAAGAACTTACGAGAGCGTTCGATATCTGCTTCAACTCCGCTAGTATCATTGTCTGCTTGTAGGGTATCTACACCACCATCACTAGAAACTTTGATAGAGCGGAACTTATTCAGATTATTCATGAACTCGCCTAAGTCTGCACCCTGATAGTTTTTCAAAACATAAATCAATTTCGGCATATCTGCCAACATGTCAGCGTTAGTAGACATTTGAAGTTGAATATTATCAATCAGAGACTTGGTTTGGACTAAAAGACCGTCCTCATACTCGTTGTAGCGGAATGGAATCAGAGGTACTTTTTCCCAAGTATAAGGAATCCGTGTACCGTCTGCGTTGACGTAATAAAAATTCCCCTTGGTCTCCTTAGACAGTGGATTGAGTTCAAGGTGTGAACCTGTCCAGATATAATCTGTAATTCCTTTTTCATCGTAGTATTCTACAAAGGTTTTTGTCTTCTTCACTCCGCTTTCGTAGACGGCTTGATTATAAACACGTACAAAGGCAGATAATTCCAAATGACGTTCATCTTTCCAGAAAGGGATAATCTGTTCACTTGGGATTTTAAACAAGCGTAGACGGCCGTTCTCGTCGTAATAAGGCAGTCCATAAGCTATCCCTTTCATCACCGCTTCCTTACCGAGTGACTTAATCGTAGATAAAAGGTCCTCGTCAAACACGCTATCTAAGAAATCTTGTGATTCTTCTCCTTCAAGCGAGATTGTCGGCTGCTTAGAAAACAAATATCCGACCTTCTGGTCTACCAGCTTCTTAAATAAACCCAATTCAATCCTTGAGTTCGTCCGCCAATCCACATCTACTTTTTTCTTTCGAATATCCGTTTGGTTTCGGTAATATTCGTAAGCCTGTTTCATTGTGCTTACTTTCTCAGAATTCTGGTGTTCTCTTATCTCAATCTCTAGTATTTCGTTTTGGGTTGTATTCTTAATCAACAACCGCCTGATTAACCATTTAAACCAATTACTCAACATTTCTCCTTCTCCTACCAGAATGATATTCCTGGCTGTCTCATATCGTCTTCAAACGCATATCTAGTAGCGTCGATTGTGTGGTCGTTTACTTCTTCTAGCTTGGGTTTGGGATTTCCATCGCGGTCAACTGCGTAGTCGGCACTTTCGAACTCTCTTGCAACATTCGGTGTGCGTTCTGGATCTATCACAATCGCATCCAAATCATCCAACCAGCGTTCTCCATACTCACGACTATCAGGACCTTTCTTAGCACCTTGAACAAGCGGAATATTCAACTGTAGTTTTAACTCATCAATCGACTTAGGTTCTGCGCTATCACAGGTTATCATCTGAGATTGATAGCCTTTCTCACGGATTCTTTCAGCCAATTCACGGTTGCTAATCTTCACGCCATAAATCTCATCGATAGCATAGATAACACGTTTCTTCTTGTCGTAATGCCATCTTACAAAAGCCAGAGGGTCGTTAGCATAACCAAAGTCGTTTCCTTGCCGAATGTTATCGAACCTTGCTATCTCCTCGTCTGTAATCTTGCGGAATACCAGATTTTCAAACGGTGCTACACCCGAACCGATAGCCTCACCCAGATACTCCCAACGGTAACGCTTCTCAGAACGCTCTCTCGTGGCCTCTGCTTCTTCTATAAAGGCTTGGGATATATATGGGTTATCCAAGTATGTTGAATGGTGTACGTGGGTGTTTGGAGGCTGTATGACGCTTTCATATTTCTTATTCACCCAAGATTGTTTTCTTTTTGGTGGGTTGTAAGAGTAAAAGAACTTATAAAAAAGACCATCAGCCAGTTCCCCACGTAGGAGTGAGTTGGTGATTGTCTTTACTTCATCTTCTGTTTTAAACTCAGCTAACTCCTCAATCCATCCAATCGCAAACGGAAAGCGACTATCTTTCAAGGATTTGATACGCTCTGGATCTTGTGCACCACGGAAGATAATATAATTCCCTCTTGGGATATAGGTTATCTTCAAAGGTGATTTATTAAACTTAAATAAATGACTAACCCCTTGCTCACTAATCGCCCATTTCAATTGTTCATAGACCGACTGTTCTAATGTGTTATCCGTCTTACGAATACACACCGCATTGACTGGATAGCGCATAATCAGTTGGATGATAGTGTGTCCAAGGTCACTAGACTTACCAGAACCACGCCCACCTTTTTCAACTACATGTAAGATTTTAGGATTGAATGCTGCACGCCACATAGGATAAAAAGCTTTTGGGATAAATTCACTCATTCTACGCTTCATCGCCAACTCCTATATCATCAACGAATTGAACAGCTGAAGACATCTCGATTTCTTTTCTCTCTAAATATGCGCCATTCACTCTGAATATGTGGTCTATAGAGCGCTGTCTTTCCTCAATCGTCGGAGTAAACTCATAAGTCGTTTCCGATACCTCCACACCTTCAGCGGTCTTTACAGTTTTTTTAGAATACCCTTGTTGAGTTTCCCCTCTAGCAATACTAGCAGAAATTGCCAAGGCTTCTACGATTGACATCGAACGTTCGTCAAAAAGTTCTTCAGTACGTTTTTTAATGTATTCAGAAATCTCAACATTTTTCAACAATCTTTGTCCTATGCTATATGCCGTTTTCTCTGAGTACCCCACCTTAATAGCGGATTGTGTTGCGTTTCTACTGATGATGTACTCATCAGCGAATCGTCTTTGTCTTTCATTCAATTTTCCATCACCACCTTTTTTAATAATCAAAAAAAGCCACACGGTGTGCGACCTTCCTGCAAGACGACTACAACCTTGCGTGCGTATTAAATTTCGACTTCATTTTTATTTTTTGTAGTCATTTAAAACCTCTAGCGGAATCAAACCGCCTAGCTTATAACTTGTAGCTACGCAACCATGCAAGGCTCAGTCGCTTCTGCAACCATTTTTAAGTTAATGAGTGATATATGAATGCTAAGCCTACTGCCTACCCCATTCTGGGACACAAACACTCAAATGACAGTAGCTGGAATTGAACCAACTGGTCTAGCAGTAAAACGCACGTTTGGTAAAAGTTTCAAGGAGACCCAAACAACCTGCTAACCTGTCCTTACTGTCTAAGAGGCCGAAACCTCTATATTTTTAGGAGTCCTCATGACTGTTCGTTGCCAATCATTGGATAATACTATTTTAGCACCTTTTTCCGCTCCAATTCTCCCAAGATTTTCCCAGATTTTTCCCAAAATTTTCCCAGAAATCACTTGTAAACTAAAAGGTTGCTAGCTTGATAGGACTCTGCAAACCCTAATAGAGCTTTGTTCAATATTCGATAATACTCACTAGATGAGTAGCCTAGTTCTGAATAAATGCTGTAGTCTTCCCTCCTCTTTTTCCTGCAATATCGTTCGATTAGGATACGTGTGTATTCCATATCGGAAAGATTGTTGATTGCTTTAGCGATTAGTTCTAGGTCCTGCTGAGCTGATACTCTACGCACGACCATGCTTTCTACCTGCTTACTTGTCTGACCACTTGATGATCTTGGCTCAAGTGAGTAGGATATTGTTATTTTTGGAGCGTATTCTTCTCCAGCAATCCGTCTCAGACGACTGTATTTTTTAAGGACTTTGATAGCTTCCTTTCTGGTCTTCTTTTCGTCAATGATATCCAATAACTCTATTTGCACACGAACTCCTCCTCATGATATAATAGTTCTGCGAAACTATAACACGAGAAGTCAGCTGTGCTGGCTTTTTTCTTGCCTTGCTCCCTTTTTAGGTGTATACTGTATGTATACAAAATAAAGGAGAAACAAATGAATACTGTTAAAACTCGTAAGGTTGGGAACTCTGTCACTGTGACCATTCCAAAAACACTCAATGTTCCAGAAGGTCAGGAAATGTTTGTCTACAAGGGTGTAGATAATGTCATTGTCCTAGCTCCAAAAATTCCAGACCCATTTAGCGGCGATGCGGACCTACGCATGGGAGATGACTTCGAGGGGGTAAGATTCCTTGACAGCGAAATATGATTACATCCCAGAAAAACAGGACATCATCTGGATTGACTTTGACCCGTCTGTTGGACGTGAGATTCAGAAACGCCGTCCTGCTATTGTCGTCTCTCGTAGAGAGTATTCAGAGCGGACAGGATTTGTGGCTGTCTGCCCTATCACACACGGTCAAAGCAGGCTAGAAGAACAAGGTCTGCTCGTTCCTGTGCGTTCCAATAAGGTAGATGGCTCTGTCAATCCACTCCAACTCTATACTTTTGACTTTAGAGAGCGCAGGGCTCAAAAAATCACAACCATGGATACAACCAGTTTTCAGAAGGTTGTCCAACTCTATAATTTCATCTTCGAAGCCTAGTCCTTATGGATTGGGCTTTTTTAGTTCTTCTCTAATTCCTCAATCAGCCAGTCAAGGTTCTTTCTGGCTTTCTTCAGGTCTTCAAGACAGTTTGCACCTGGATAGGGGCTTGCTTTGTTTACGTTATCAATTATTTCTGGGTGCATTGTTTATCATCCAAAAGCTCCTTGTTTTCGTATACATTCCCCACGACTTCACAATCAGTATGTCGTAACCACAATTCACATCCGTGTTGTTTGGATTCAAGACGATACGCTCCTCCTCGATGCCTTATAATTTCGTAGTAAGTCGGTTCAGAATAGACAGCCTTAGACATTTTGACTATGTCGCCTTCAAAGATTTCCTTATCATTCTTGTCTTTGAGTCCTGTTGATTGCATGATACATTTATAATCATCATCAAAAGATAACCATCGTTTCTTTTCTTCAATCCAAATGATAGGACAAGTCCAGTTTCTATCACTTAGATCACAATTGCCTACCATGATTTTATAATTCATTTCGTTTCGCGCTCTATCCCACGCTCTAAATTTTGGTATCATACCAAATCCTCCTAAGCATTAACAACTGGAAAATGAATATCACCAATCACTAAAGAGCCTACGCTGTAATAATAGCCGTTATGCTCTGCTTCACAATTGGCAATAGCTACAGGGTTCTGATTATGGAAGATAGTTACTTTGTTTTTATAACCAGTTCCCCAATGGTCGGGGATTTCTTCCGGTTCTCCAATTTCAACATTAGTAATCACAGCGTCAAGTGATACATCTTGGAACTCCCCACCTGCTGAGGCACAGCAATCACTTTCAGACATTTCAATAGTGACCTTTGTGCCGTCTTCAAGCAGCAAAAAGTCCTTATCCCATTTCACAATACGCTTAAAGAGCAACAATTCTTTAAGCTCTTCCAACGACCCGTACCTTGCATTTTTCCAATCAGGCTCATAATAGTCTGGTAGTTTAATAGTTTCTGTCATAGTAACACCTCATCTCCTACTCTAACTTTATCCCACTGCTCTCTAGTGACTACGAAAATCCCATAATCTCTGATAGTCACTGTATACAGCTTCCCGTGTCGTCCTTTCTCAACGACCTTACCAAATATTTCTGCGCCTGCATTGTCTGCCTTATAGACAACCATCGGGCGCTTTTCTTCTAGTTCTGCAATCTTATCCATCTGCCAGATGTTTAGTCCAGCAGAGACAAGGATACATACTATGATGAATCGTTTCATATTCACTCCCTGTAACCATTGTAAATTTCAATAGCCGGAATTGTTTCATTGTTAAAAGCATAATCAATTATTAGCTCGCTTCCAACTTTTTTCTGAAATTCTAGTAACTCCTCTATCGAATTGATTTCGATAAAATGCCCCTCTGCACCGTTCGGGAATTCTCTTTGTATTCGACCTTTAGACGTTTTATGATTAACTCCTTTAGAAAGCCAATTGCCGTCAAGCCAAGATAATCGCTTATCAAATTCTTCAAAGCTCGAAAAATTCCTAACTTCTATTTTTGTGTATTTTTTAATTATGGCGTTAGGGATTTGATTTTCAACTCCCCCAATCGTGCTTGTTAGTAAAAATTCCATCACTCCACCTCCTCAATCTCAATCCCTGGGCAATCGAATACCCAGCCGAAGCCAGTTTCTTCGAGTTGTTTACGGGTGAATTTAGACCTTAATCTACTTTGTAAAAATCCTAAGAAATTCTCGTCTTCAACTCTCACAAGATACTGTTCTGCAGCTGTAATCTTCATAAAATACCGCTTCTCTTTCTCGACCTCGTAGCCATTCACCCAAGCTTCTGCAAAAATGTCTACGTTTTTTAATTCCAGCCAGTCTTTTACTCTTACATCTTGAGCCATTTCGATTGCTCCTCTGATATTGTAAGTTGTTCTTTTTGCTTCCTCAATCCAATCCGCCACAAACTGCGGAACTTTGACTGGTTGCGGTTCGTCTAGTTGTTTGATTAATGCTAAAATAAATTCCTGTTTTAAGTATGGTTCATCTAAATGTTTAATTCTCTCAATCAATTCCTGCTTATTCATCTTCCAACTCCTTTATTCTCTTCTTCCAGTTTTTCACTTTCTTTTTAAGCAAGTCACGTTCCTCAGACCTGCTAAAAGCAAGCGATTTGACACACGGCTCAGATAGTTCAACTATCCTTGCCTCCGTCTGCTCGATTGTGCGTTTCAGTCCGTCAATTACTGTCTGTTTGCTATATTCCATGGTTTATCTTGCTTGTTTTTCTAGCCAGTTAAAGAGCAGGCCGAACTGCTCCGTCACCAGCTCATCATCATTGTATTGCTTGCAAATTTCGCTAATCGATGACACCACCCATAACCAATAAGCGTCGGAAGCAAAACCGACCTCTTGGCTCTTCTGATTGCTGCGCGCCATCCATTCTGGAATTTGTCTGCTAAAGAAATCGATGTAGTCAATTCTCATGGCAATTCCTCAATCTTGATATAGATTCCAACTGTATCAGCCCAGAACTTTTCGGCAATCTCGCTGGCCACTTGGGCATCGTCTTGCCAGTATCCAAGTTTCGTCATGCAATCCTTGAGCAACTTCTGTAAATTATCTGTATCCGGCTTTGTAGTCTTGTACTGGCCATCGTAACTTTTCTTGATACGAGGGAAGCACCACTTGACTGTCAGTCGAACAGCTCCTTTAAATTTATCAGGAGGAACATGCTGCGCGAGCAAGCTCTCAAATTTCGCTCTGGCATTTTTTAGATCCTCTGGTTCATAAAAAATCGGTTTACCAAATCTAGCATTTACCTTTTTCTGTTGATGAGTTGTTGTCGGTATTTTTTTCATCGGCAAAAAGAATTCAATCATCAGCCAACTCCCTTAAAATTACACCCAAGGTCGCACTAGCGCTCATAAGCAATCCAAATGTGTAATCTGGATTAAGCGCCATCTCTTCAAAATCATCTTCACATTTATCCAACAAGTCATCGATTTCCTTTTTAAGATTATTAATATCTTTTTTATTTAATGTCATTTTTTACCTTCTTTTTTATACGCGCCTAAGTTCAGAGTGAAGGACAGGGTTACAGGGTTACAAGGGGCGGATGCATAGCCCCCTTGTACCTGTACCTGTTCTTCTGAACTCTCAGGGACACTTCCTAAATTCTTCTTCTCGAAGAGAGAAGAATTCTGTCCCTAGCTTTGTCCCTGGGTTTATCGGGTTTGTCCCTAGAGCTAAAAACCCGTATGGTTGTGCGTTTTCTCAGGGACATTCTCGGGTTTGTCTTTGTCCCTAGAGACACTCCAGAGACACAGGGACACTCTCGGGTTTGTCTCTGAGAGTCAAGGACATTCCCGAGGGACACTCTCGGGTTTGTCTGTCGGGTTTGTCCTTGTCCCTACTCTGTCCCTGGCTCTTCTTTGGGTGTAATTTGATTGTTTTTTACTTCAAAATCATCTCTATTTTTGACCCATCTTCTGATAGTTTTTTCGCTGACAGGTTTGTCTGCTGTTGAAAAATATTCCACCATTTCACTCAACTCAACCGGATTAATTCCGTCGAATAATGCATCCATAGCAGTAGTGAATCTCTCATCAGCAGATTTCTTTTTCTTCTCATTACCCTTTTTACTATCTAAATTCTTTTTCCAATTTGGTGCGTCCTCTTCCAATTGGATATCCGCTAACACGCCTGATTCATCAAGCGCATGTACTGGATAGCTAAACCACATATTGACTGGCTTAAACTTGGCAAACTCTCGAAGTGTGCCTTCCACACGCCATGCGGTCGCTATCTGAATCTTGTTGCGAACTTCTTCGAGCTTGTCTACATACGGAGCTCTATCCATGACATCAGGAACACCTTTCTCAAAGTGCGTCCGCATTTGAGCCGGACTCAAAAGGTCATCTAAGCCGACATTTTGTTGGTAATAGGCATTATTTCGCTCTTGCAAGGCCTGTTTGTACACTTCGCACGCTGCTTGATTCAGTCTTTGAGTAAGCAATTCTTCTGATACTTCCAGCTCGACCAAATCGATAAGCGCGTCAGGATCTCGAGCGAATACACCAGAACCACTGGCACGGTCCATGGATTTCTTGCCACCTTGCGAACCTTTTGAGTGGTGGTGACAGTAGATAACACTAGAACCTAGCTCTGTAGCTACTTTGTCGAATTGATTGGTAAAATGCGCCATCTGGTCTGCGCTGTTCTCGTCACCAGTCAAGACCTTGTAAATCGGGTCAATGATAACTGCGATATAGTTTTTCTTCAAAGCTCGACGAATAAGTTTAGGCGCCAGCTTGTCCATCGGTACCGTTTTTCCGCGAAGATTCCAGATATCGATATTCTGGATGCTTTTAGGTGGTAATCCCATAGCTTGATAAACGTCACGGAAGCGATGTAAGGCAGACGGACGGTCTAGCTCCAGGTTAACGTATAACACCCGTCCTTGGGTACAATCCCAACCTAGCCACTTCTTGCCCTCGGCAATCGCGATTGACATCTCAATCAATGCGAATGACTTACCGGCCTTAGACGGTCCAGCAATCAGCATCTTATGACCTTGACGAAGGACACCTTTTATCAACTCAGGAGCCAATTCTGGCAAGTTATCCCAGCTGTCAGCCAATCCTTCAGGATCGGGTAAATCATCGTTCAAATCTTCGATGTATTGATACCATTCATCCCAATCGGTCTTACCAATATTCGTATCTACCAAGAATTGCTTCTGTCCATTACGGATGAACCCAGGCATACGAGATAGTCTACTTGGATTTCGATTCTGTGTATCGACGATAATGCCGTTTTTTTGACAAATCTTATAAAGATAATCAACCCTATTACGGTATTCTTCGTAATTCTTGGCATCTACTTTGACAATGGCATGGAGCGATTTATTCCCACTATGGACCAAAGCAACAATAGGTAGTTCAAGTTCTTTGTAGATAGCGTTCTGTTTATCGATTGGCATACTGTCGGATTCGACCAGGGCATATCTGAAATCTGTCACGTTTTCATTTTTTGCGCCTTTCCCGTCCATTGGATTGAATCGAACCCATGCGCCGGCCTCTTCGTGATAGTCACCTAGCACTGCACCAATATCGCCATTACATCTACTAAGTTCTTCAATCAATTGCCCAGCAGTCCGGTCATAAGCTCCCTTAGTTGGCAGCCATTTGACAATCTCGCCTGTTTCATCGTCAGTCTTTGGATAGCATTCAGTAACGTACCCAACATTTTCGCTAGCTTCAAAGAGCGTTTCAAGGTATTTGATAATTTCCTGAACCGGATTCCAAATAGTTGGCTCATGGATTTCCTTACCTTCAATCCAGTCTTTATTAATGACACGATAATCACGATCTATTGTGTCGGTCCAGCCTAACTCATGCGCGTTCTCGCTATCATAGCTGGATTGCGACACCCAGCCATTTTCTTTAGCAAGTTGGGTAATTGTGGCACCTGTTACGATAGTTCCTGCTTGTTCATTGAAAGTATCCCATTTCTTAAAGCACTCAAATTTCTTGTATCGACTATCATTTTGGGACCAGTTATCCCAGTCGGATGCTGTATATCCTTCATGTTTAAGAGCCATACCGACCGACAACCACCCCTCATATGAGAGGGTAGCTGGGTCAATATAATTTAATAATGGTAGTAAATCAATTTTTTCTTCTGACATTTATTTCCTTTGCTTTGTCTTTTCTTGGT